TCGGAACTGAATGGTTACACGGGGATATGAACTTTACATTAGTTCTATATCGTGTTGATAGATATAAGACCAAAACGGACGATGTTTATGGTGAGACCGTATCTGATGGTATTAAGTTTTTACCACCTGTTGAATTCAAAGGTTATGTTCAAATTATGGCACCTGAAAACAAATATTTGGGTAATTCTAAAATTGACCAAATGGAACCGGGTAACCTTAAAGTGTCTGTATATCAAAGAGATTTAGAAGACTTGGATATTGATATTAGTTATGGTGATTACATTGGATACTATGAAACGGAAGATAAAGTGAGATACTATACGGTTAATAACGATGGAAGGGTGACTTCAGATAACAAACATACAATTGGGGGTTACAAGTCATTTTATAGAACTATTATGGCGTCTCCGGTTACAAATAACGAATTTAGAGGTCTATAATGAAAGTAGTAATAACAGAAAATAGATTATTTAATTCAATCTACAAATATATTGATGAAACCTTTAACTCAAACGAAATGGATTGGGTTTATGGTCTTGGTGTAGATGATGACGGATATGTTGATATTGATATGGAAAATGAAAACTTTTTAATTTTCTTTAAAGGTGAGTGGGAAGGTGAAGAAGATTCTGATTCTGTTTTTCATTATTTTGATGTTGACTACTATGATAAAAATGACCCTTCACATAAACCTTTTAGAGACAAATCACCAACTTTAGAAGTTTTGGGTGAGTATGGAAGACACTTAGACTCTATGTTTGATAACCATTGGCACGAACCAATGAAAAAATGGTTCCAAGATAATTTTAATTTACCGGTTAAAACATTATCAACATATTACAATTATGAAAATTATAATTAAAGAAAATCAATATAAAAAGTTATTAGAAACTATTACCAATGATGAAGAAAAAAATCATATAGGTGATAGAGTTATGGTTTATTATAATTTACATAAACACACATTTTCAGTAAGTCGTGATGGTAGAGTAATTACTCACGCTGATTATGTTAAATTAGTTGATGTCGAATTTAGAGTTAGACAAGGAGGTAGAGATAAGGTATTACAAGACAAAAGAAAAAATGTTCATTCATTTGTTATTGGTTATTTAGTTGATTATTGTAGTTATCCTTGTAAAGATATGCCGAGTGAACCAAATAATAATATTGTAACTTATAACCCATATAAGTATAATTCATTTGTTATGAAAGATACTGAAGAACCAATATACCGTGCCGGTGAAGTTAAAATGATAAATTCAAGAAACAAAATATTTATAACAAAACAATAAAATGGGTTTACCAAGTAAAATAAAAAAAAATATACCACTAACTGAATCTAAAACTCTTTTTGCAAGACGTGAAGAACTTTTAGAAAAAATTAATAAAGACGGGACTTATCTCCCAAAATCTTTATTGCACGCCGATTTAGATAGAGGATTTTTAGATTTTGTTAAAAATGATTTAAAAGTGGTTGTTGAAGGTAAAACCATCCCAACGGTTGATATTTTGGTTACAACACAGAATTGGGCTCAATTTACCGAAACTTGGAATTTTCAAAATATAGATAAAAATGCTGAACCACCATTTATAACGGTTGTTAGAACTCCCGAAGTTAAATATGGAACTAACCCTGCGGTTGTATATAATATCCCTAATAGAAAACAATATTTTTATGCTCAAGTACCTACTTGGGATGGGCAGAGAAATGGAATGGATATTTATACTATACCACAACCGGTTCCGGTAGATATTACTTATTCAGTTAAGATTATTTGTAATAGAATGAGAGAGTTAAATAAACTTAATCAAATCATTTTAGAAAAATTCGCATCAAAACAAGCTTATACAGTTATCAAAGGTCATTATATTCCAATTGTTATGGGAGGGATTACTGACGAATCTGTTTTTGATGTTGAAAAAAGAAAATACTACATTCAAACTTATGAGTTTACAATGTTAGGTTTTTTAATTGATGAGGATGAATTTGAAGTAGCTCCTGCAATTACAAGAGTATTAACATCAGCAGAATTTGACCCAAATAACACTAAAAGACAGAAAAAAATAACTGAAGAAAGTAAAAGTTTCCAAACAAATGTTTTATTTGTTGTGGGTAATAACACCTTAAACCAAAAAATAAACTACACCGTAGATGTTAACATTGGTGATGTTATTAATGTGGAGAGTTTTGATGTGTTTATTAATGGGGATTATTATGGTAGTGATTTAACTTTATTACAAATTAATACAAACGATGTATTAAGAATTGATGTTGTTAAAAAAGACGAGAGTAAAGAAAGTACAATCCAACTATTAGATTTGTTACTTTAATCTTCTCCGTAGATATCTTTTTTAGGTTTACATTTTTCAATAATTAACCTTTCCAAAAACCTGTACATTTTAATACCCCTCTTTTCACAGTAGGTTTTAAGAATCTCGTGTGTCTCCACCGATATCTTTAAATTTTTAATCTTTTTGATGTCTTTATCCATAAGTAGAAAAAAGGCAGAAAATAATCTACCTAAAATATAAATAGTTGCTACGAAGTAAAGTATTTTGATTTTTTTTTAATATTTATATATAAAATAAATTAATAAACAAACAAACTAATGGCAACAAACAGTAAAGTATTCGTATCTCCTGGGGTATATACATCCGAAGTTGATTTGAGTTTCGTAGCACAGAGTGTGGGTGTTACCACATTAGGTATCGTTGGTGAGACCCTAAAAGGGCCGGCATTTGAACCTATCTTTATACGTAACTTTGATGAATTCTCAACTTATTTCGGAGGAACTTCCCCTGAAAAGTTTATAAATACACAAATACCGAAGTATGAAGCTTCGTATATCGCAAAAGCATATCTACAACAATCTAATCAATTGTTTGTAAGTAGAGTTTTGGGATTGTCAGGATATGACGCAGGTCCGTCTTGGTCTATAAAAACGGTGGCAAACGTTGATAAATCAACAGTAGATTTTTACTGTATAAGTTCAACAGTTGTTGATTGTAACGCAGAATGTGACGCATTTAAAGAAGTATCGTTTACCATACCTTTTTCAGGTTGTGATAATAGTATTGATACTATTGTTTTTGGTAGTATAACCGGAGATGACTCAATAATTTCTGATAAATTTTTATTATCATATGAAAATTTTGATGGTACAACGTCAACACTTAGTACTGACGTTAAACAACAGATTTACAATGTAATCTTATCATCAACAACTTTATCAACATCTGCAACATCAGTTAACATTTATGGTCCAATACCATCATCTAATTATAGTGCATTACAAACATTAGGGTTTACTGGTGTTACAAACGTATTTAATGTGAATAGTGTTGATTCAAGTGTTTGTGATTATACAGCACCTGATACAGATGTTTGGTATTATTCAATGTTTGATAATAATGGTAACTTTAATTATAGTGGTAGTTCATTCTTCACTGTTATCGATAATTTAGAACAAACAAGTACATCGTCTAACTGTGCTAGTTTTAATAGTTTTAGTGTTAGTGGAAACGGTGCAAGTATTGATTACAATACACAAACAATAAATGTTTATTTACCACTAGGGACTGATTTATCAAATATTATTGCAGATTTCAGTGCTTGTACAAGTAGTGTTGTTATTAATTGTATCGACCAAGTAAGTGGTGTGACATCTAATGACTTTTCTGCAACAGGTTGTTTAGAATATCAATTAGTGTCAGGAGATTTAAGTGTTTCTACATTATGGAATGTTTGTATGATTTTAGTAGACCCTTGTAACCCAGCAACAACAGGACATACAGGTTCTCAATCTATTGGTAATATTAAAACTTGTTACTCAGGTAATGTAACCGGAACGATTTATGTGTATACAGGTACATCATATACTGATTTTGATGACGTAGTTATTACAACTTTACGTTCAAGAGGTATTTCAACTTATAGTACATCATCTGATGGACCAACGTATCAAGTTAATGATGTTGCAAATGTAACATTAAATTGTACAGGTAACTATTCAACTGTTAAAACTAACCCATATTCTGAATTTGGTATTAACATAACAGATAAAGATGGTAATACTTTCTTCTTTGAAACTTCTCTTAGTGAGTCAGATTCAAAAAATGTTAGTAAAGTATTTGGAACGTCTAACTTTGGTAAACCAAGAACAACTGTTCCATTATTTGTTGAAGAACATTTCCAAACATTATTAAATTATTCATATAATAAAGGTTATATTAGAGGTTTAAATTGTGATTTAACCGCTTTACCAAGAGCTAAAGATGAAAGTTTTGACACTATCGCGTTTTATTTAGAACAATATCAAACACCGGTATCACCTTGGGTTGTATCTGAATTAAGAGGTAATAAAGTTTACAACTTATTTAGATTTACAACAATATCTGATGGTGGTGCGGCAAATACTGAAGTTAAAATATCTTTAGTTAATATGTCATTTAGTAATCAAACATTTGATGTTTTAGTTAGAGATTTCTTTGACAATGATGCTAATCCGGTAGTTTTAGAAAAATTCACAAATTGTACTATGAACCCAAATAATGCGTCATTTATAGCTCAAAAAATTGGTACTACTGATGGTGAATATGAATTAAATTCAAAATACATTATGGTGGAAATGAATGAAGATTCACCAATAGACGCTATTCCTTGTGGTTTCCACGGGTTTAAATATAGACAATATGGTTCGTCTCAATCACCATTCCCTATTTATAAAACTAAATACGATTTTCCGGGTGAAGTAGTATTTGACCCACCATTTGGTAACGCAGAAGGTTCTAATGTAACTCAATTAAGTCCTGGTGATAATGTTCGTAGAACTTATTTAGGTATTTCTACAGGATATGGTGCGGGATATGATGTTGACTTCTTTGGATATAAAGGTAAACAACGTCCATTAAATTTATGTACTGAAAGTGATTACGCTGATTGGGGTGTTCAAACAAGAGGTTTCCATATGGATATCAACGCTGCGTCAATTGTTTATCCGGGAACAAACAACCCTGAATTCTATGTTGGTTCAGCACCATTTGTTACTGACCCTGATAGTGCGTCTAATCCATACTATTACATTTACGCTCGTAAATTCTCATTATTAGTACAAGGTGGTTTTGATGGTTGGGATATCTATAGAGAATCAAGAACTAACACTGATAATTTCAGAATAGGTCAATCTCAATTCCAAAAAGGTTCTTGTCCTACTTTCAGATACCCATCTGCTACAGGTTGGGGAGCGTTTAGACAAATCACTGTTGGAAATAATACTGAAGATTATGCAAATTCTGATTATTACGCTTATTTATTAGGTCAACAAACATTTTCAAACCCTGAGGCTGTAAATATTAATTTATTTGTAACACCGGGTATTGATGCTGTTAACCACGGTGACTTAGTTGGTAGTGCAATTGAGATGATTGAATTTAACAGAGCGGATTCGTTATATATTTGTACAACACCTGATTATCAGATGTTTGTACCTTCAACAACTAACCCATCTGATTTAATTTATCCACAAGAGGCGGTAGATAGTTTAGTTAATATCGATTCTAACTATACAGCAACTTATTACCCTTGGATATTGGTTAGAGATAGTGTAAACAACACACAAATCTATTTACCACCAACAGGTGAAGTTGTTAAAAACTTGGCATTAACCGATAACATCGCATTCCCTTGGTTCGCGGCGGCAGGTTACACAAGAGGTATTGTAAACGCTATCAAAGCGAGAAAGAAACTTACTCAAGAAGATAGAGATGTTCTTTACCAAGGACGTATTAATCCAATCGCTACTTTCTCTGATGTTGGAACAGTAATTTGGGGTAACAAAACTCTACAAGTAGCTCAATCAGCTCTTGATAGAATTAATGTTAGAAGATTATTACTTCAAGCTCGTAAATTGATTTCTGCGGTATCTGTAAGATTACTGTTTGAACAAAACGACCAAAAAGTAAGACAAGACTTCTTAAATGCTGTTAACCCTATCTTAGACGCAATCAGAAGAGACAGAGGTTTATATGATTTCCGTGTAACAGTTTCGTCAGACGCAGCTGATTTAGATAGAAATCAAATGACTGGTAAGATTTATATTAAACCAACCAAATCGTTAGAATTTATAGACATTACGTTCTATATTACTCCAACAGGAGCTTCTTTCGAGAATATATAATAATAAAATTATGACCCATTGTAATAGTGGGTCATAATTAAGCCTTAATTTAAAATTATGTTAAAAAATAAAATTGTAGAAGGTATCGATGAGTTTGGTGCTCCGGATGAAAAGTACTACGCTTTTGATTGGGATGATAATATTGTTTCAATGCCGACAAAGATAATGTTAAAAGACGAAGATGGTGATGAAGTAGGAATGTCTACAGAAGATTTCGCAACTTATAGAGAAGAGATTGGAAAAGAACCTTTTGAATTTGATGGACACGAGATTGTTGGGTTTGCCAATGACCCTTTTAGATATTTTGGGGTTAAAGGTGATAAACAATTTATAGTAGATGCTATGACTGCAAAACCGGGACCTGCTTGGTCAGATTTTGTCGAGGCGATTAATAATGGTTCAATATTTTCAATTGTAACGGCAAGAGGACATACTCCTTCAGTGTTAAAAGAGGCTTGTTACAATTATATAGTTTCAAATCTTAACGGAATTGATTCAAATGAATTAGTTAAAAATTTAGAAAAATATAGAGATTTAGCGGATGAAGATAATATTTCTAAAAGAGAAATGATTAGAGAATATTTAGATTTATGTAAATTTTACCCTGTAAGTTATGGTGAAGGTTCCGCGACAAATCCTGAAGAAGGTAAAATTAAAGCTTTAAAAGAATTTGTTAATTATGTTAAGGCTATGTCTCAACACATACAAAAGAAAGCTTTCTTTAAAAATAAAATAAACAATTATTTTGTCCCTAAGGTAGGTTTTTCAGATGACGATTTAAAAAATGTGGATGTTGTGAAAAAACATTTTGAGAAAGACCCAGAGAATATTATTAAAACATATTCAACAGCAGGAGGAATTAAAAAAGAATATTAAATTAATTATTATATATAAAAATATTTAATAAATAAAAACTAGTTAATAAAATATTAATATAAAAACTAGGATTTCTAGAATGATATAAAATTTAATTCTAAAAGTCAAGAGAAAAAAATTAAATAGACTATATTTATAATAAACAAGATAAAAAAATAAAATTTAAAAACAAATAGAAAAATGGCTGATTTATTAATGAAAATGCCCATACCGTATGAACCAAAAAGACAAAATAGGTTTATTGTACGATTCCCTTCATCTTTAGGGATTAACGAATGGTTTGTAGAATCTGCAGCCAGACCACATATTACTATAACTCCGGTAGCGATACCTTTCTTAAATACTGAGACATATGTTGCGGGACGTTTTGTTTGGGGAACAATCAATGTTAAATTCCGTGACCCAATTGGTCCATCAGCTTCTCAAGCACTTATGGAATGGGTTCGTTTATGTGCTGAATCTGTTACAGGTCGTATGGGATATGCTGCGGGGTACAAGAAAAACATTGACTTAGAGATGTTAGACCCAACAGGTGTTGTTGTTGAAAAATGGATTTTAGAAGGTTCTTTTTTAAGTGATGTTAACTTTGATTCATTATCTTATAGTCAAGACGCTTTAGCGAGTATCACGGCAACTATTCGTATGGATAGATGTATTTTAGTATACTAATTCAATTTAAAATATATAAATTAATCCCACATTAGTGGGATTTTTTATTTATAATACTTTATATAAAATTTTAACTTACTATTATTTATAATAAAAACAAAATTATATGGAACAAGATGCTATAAATGCAGGAACCGAGAATTTCAATTTACCTCACGATGTGGTACAATTACCGTCGGGTGGTATTTTTTACAAATCAAAAAAGAAATCGGTTAAAGTAGGTTATTTGACGGCAACAGATGAAAACGCTTTAATGGCCGGTAGAGGAACTAATGACAATATCATTATGTCCTTATTAAGAAATAAATTATATGAACACGATTTAAGACCTGAAGAGTTAATTGACGGAGATGTTGAAGCTATTCTTATATTTTTAAGAAATACTTCGTTTGGGCCGGAATATAATGTAACGTTAACTGACCCAAAAACAGATAAGACTTTTTCACATTCAGTAATTCTTGATGAGTTAAATATTAAAAAAACAGAGTTTAAACCGGATGAAAATGGGTTATTTACAACTGTGTTACCAAAATCAGGAGTAACTGTTAAATTAAGACCATTAACATATGCTGACACTATGGAAATAAGTTCTATTGTTGATACTTATCCGGTAGGTAGAACTGCACCACTAATTACTCTTAGATTAATGAAACATATAGTGGAAGTTAATGGTGATACCGATAAATCAAATATTGCTATATTTGTAAATAATTTACCAATTATGGATTCAAAATATATCCGTAATTTTGTTAGAGATAATCAACCTTCGTTAGAATTAACGAGAGCCGCAATCACCCCATCAGGAGAAAAGATATCATTTGAGATAGCGTTTGGGGTGGAGTTTTTTCGGCCTTTCTTCTAATCACCAACAACTTTTAATTGAAGAATACTATTTTCTAGCTAAATTTATTAGAACTTCATATACTGAATTCTTTCAAATACCAACATATGTTAGAAAATACCTTATAGATAGGATAATTGAAGATAATACACCAAAGACGTAATTTAAAACTACTCTTTGGTGTATTTATGTATAAAACACATTTGTTATGGCTGATGAAGATAAAGGTGGAATAATGGATTCAATGGGTAAAGTAGGGGCTGAATTTGGAAAGTCTTTTACTGATAATTTTAACCCTGAAATTATTTTACAGACATTAAAGGATGTCGATAAAGGAGCTGCTGAAGTCTTAGGTACTTTTGGTGCCAGTAGAGAGGCTATTGCTGCTATTAGACAAAATATTGCAAATGCAATCCCTGATGTAACCGCATTGGGTGGAGAATTTAATGATATTGTTCAAATACAAAAACAAGTTTCTGAGACTTTAGGAAAAAATCTTGTATTATCGACTGATGCTTTTAAGGATATGTACGCGGCGTCAAAAGCTTCGGGACAAGAAGTTGGGCAAATAACTCAATCATTCAAAGATGTTGGAATATCAGTATATGACTCAACTAAACAAATGGAAGGTGTTGTTAATATTGCAAGAGCGTCCGGTGTTAATGCAAGTGCGGTGTCAAGTCAAGTGTTATCTAATATGGAGGCACTTAACAAATATAACTTTGAGGGTGGTGTACAAGGGTTAGCGAAAATGGCCGCCCAAGCAACAAGTTTAAGAATTAATATGGCGGACTCGTTGGCTTTTGCTGAAAAAGTTTTTGACCCTGAAGGTGCTATTAATATGGCCGCGGCAATGCAAAGATTGGGTGTTGCTCAAGGAGATTTACTTGACCCTTTAAGAATGATGGACTTGGCTCAAAATGACCCTGGTGAGTTACAGAATCAAATTGCCAAAATGTCACAACAATTTGTTCAATTGAAGAAAGACGGAACCGGTTTTGAAATTATGCCGGGAGCTAAACGTCAAATGAGGGAGATTGAAAAAGAAATGGGATTACCATTAGGTCAATTATCTAAAATGGCGTTAGCAAGTGCGGACTTAGATGATAAAATGAAAAAAATCAAGTTCCCTGCAGCCACTGAAGAACAAAAGACTATGATTGCCAATATGGCGGAAATGAAAGGTGGTCAATATGTTGTTAATTTTACAGATAAAGAGGGTAATGTTAAAGAAAAGGCGGTATCTGAATTAAGTCCTGATGATATTAAACAGTTAGCCGAAGCGTCAAAACCAAAAAGTATGGAAGACTTGGCTAAGGGTCAATTAGATACTTTAACAAGAATTCAAAAAATATTAGAATCACAAGGAAGAAGACTACCTTCCGCAATTGCTGCTAGTAAAGGTGGTAAGGCGGTTACTGAGGCACCAAGAGAAATCGTTGAGGCGTTAGAGACAACAACAAAAGGTGTTACATCTAAAGGGTTACAACAAGGGTTAGATAAAACTACAGATATTGCTTTTGATGTTTTAAATAAATTTGCTCAAGGAACAGGGACTATGGCCGATGTATCTACGGCATTTTCTAAAATTAGTGAAAACACTAAAACCGCCTTTGGTGAAAGTTGGTCAGAAGCTATGAAAAATGGGACAACGGCGACACAAAAGTTAGGGGAATCTCAAAATGGTATTATTCAATTATTAAATACAGGTATTGGTACTTTAAAAAATAGTATTGCGGGAACAACTTCGGGTAACGCTGTTGGTTCTGCCCCTCAAAAAGTTAAAGTTAAGGATTTTATAATTGAATCCTTACCTGAAGATAAGATAATTATGGCCGGAGGAACTAACTTAGATGGTAGTAAATCAGGTGGTGGTAGAGGTAATTCGGAACCTACAGTAATTAAACTTGACTTTAGTGTTGATGTAAAAGGTGGTAATATTACTGAACATCAATTTATGGAAGTGTTAAATAAAACAGGAATTAAGGAATCCTTAACAAAAACTGTTACAATGGAATTAAATAGAAATTCACCAGAATCAAGTCCTCAAAAAATAATGAACAATAACTTTAAAAAATAAGTGATAATCTATTTATTATAAAAGAATAAAATATGCCAAATAGCCCATTATCATTTGCGTCGACATCATCGTTTAGAAACGCTTTATTAAGTAAAAACTTATCACCATATGGTGTTACTGGTGTTTATTCCCCATCATCATCTGATTTAGATACTGAAACTGTATTAAGTGCGTTTAATGTAATTGATTCACCAAATGAATTAATTGCGGAAGATACTTTTGCTGCTCAACTTTATCCATTAAATCAGTTTGGGCCTAATGAAGGGTACAATACAACAATAGATTATAATGGAGTTCCACAACCGGTTAATTCAAATCAAGGTGAATATTCACCTGATGATACTGCCTTAGATTTAGTAAATGAATTTTTTATTGATAGTGCTTATGTAAGTAATTATTTTGGTCCTATTGGGGGTTATAATGATTTGGTGGAAATAACTAATAACGGTTATTTAGGTGAGCCGTTACATATTCCATATAATTCAAATTTTGTACCGTCAACATATTCTCCGTATAGTATTTTATTAAGTGATAATCCTGATGGGGATAATGGTTCATTATCTCAGGATTCTTATATGGCTAGATTAGCCTCTCAAAAATTAAAAGAATCTTTCCAATATAGAATTGATAGAGAAATTTTTATCAATACTGTTGGTATAGTTAATTTACAATCATTACAAGACCCTTTTGAGGCAAGTTTATTAATATCGGGACAACAACCTTTAATTTATAAAGATTGGACAATTACGGTACCTGAAAACCCTATTGTTGGGGCAATTGATTTAGTTACTAAGTTAGCGGGGGCTTATTGGCCGGTTTCATTAATACCGGGAGACTATTTTGATGATAATACAAAAAACGGACAGACACCACAAACTTCAAATGCTTTAAATGTTGCGAATCAATTAACAGGTGGTTTATTGTCTCCAATATTAAATAAAAAAAGAAATCCTTCTGAGATATTTTTGGCTAATACCGGAAATGGTCAAAGGTCTTCATTATTTAATAATCTTGAATATAATAGATATCAGCCAGGGTATAATGGTCAATATGGTGGGATATTAGGGATTGGTCAAGCAATATTTGATGCAGTATTAAATAGTAATGGAACTTTAACAGGTGGTTATTATGTTGGTAGTAAAACTGCTGAACCATCAACAATTACTTCACCGGCAAATCAAGTTCCGGTAAACGCTTTTGGTCAACAAACGGAATCTCCTGTATATGGGCCGTCGGAATTAGGTATTTTATTTGAAGGAAATTCAGATTTACTTAATTTTGGTTTAGCGGCTAAATCATCGAGTGATGAAGGTGGTCTTGATGGTGGTTTTGTTTGGACATCTCCAAAATATAAACCGGCTGCGGGATTTAATGCAACACCTGGTGGTGGACAGGGTTCTGCGGATGATGGATTTAATCTAATTAGTAGTAACTATACAAGAGATGAGTCAACAAATATAACATTCAAAGAAACTTCTATTTTAGATGAAACTCAAAGATTAGTAAATTCTGCGGATAATGTTCAGGGTGTTGCAAGATTAAAACACGTTGGAAATGCAATTAATCAAGTTAGTAAAGTATTCCACGATGGTTATAAAGAAATGACTAAAGGTTCTCAGGTTGTATCATATACTGACCAAACAACCGGTGGTGAAGCGGGAATTGAATATTGTAGAGTATTTGCTAAAGATACACCATATTATACTTACGCTGATTTACAAAAAACTGATGGTATTACAACGTCAGGAAGAAGATTTACAAATTCGGTATTAGATAACACATTTAACCTTAACATTGCTCCGATGAGAAATCCGGGGTCAACAAACATTGTTCCGGATGGTGATGAACCATTTGATTTGTTAGGTAGTGGACGAGGTGGTTATGCTAAAAAATATATGTTCTCAATTGAGAACTTGGCTTGGAGAACATCAAGTAAACCTGGGTTTACTTACGATGAGTTACCGGTATGTGAAAAAGGTCCAAATGGAGGTAGAGTTATGTGGTTTCCACCATACGACCTTACTTTTTCAGATAGTAGTAATGCTAGTTGGACACCTACCTCATTTTTAGGTAGACCGGAACCAATATACACATACAAAGATACTAAAAGAAGTGGTACATTAAGTTGGAAAATTATTGTTGACCACCCATCGATTATGAATACTATTGTTGAAAAACAATTAAAAGGTCAGAAAAAAGATAGAATTAATTCAATAATGGATTCGTTTTTTGCGGGATGTGTAAAATATGACATTTATACTTTAGCTCAAAAATTTAATACGATTCCAATTAAAGATTTATATACGTATCAAACAATATTAACAAATCCTAAATCAACGGAGCAAGATATTACACAGGTTAAAGATGAAATTGGAAAACTGAATACAACTACAAGTACGGATACTCCAAAAACAAATCCGGATACATCATTAACTGATTTCGAAAATAGATATAAAGAGTTTGCATTTTATTTTGAAAATGACATTCCGGGGCCACCTAAAAAAGGGGCAACTACCGCAAGTAGTAGTTATCTTAGTGATTATAACACTTATGTTGATAATATGAATATCGGTAGATATCAGTCGATTGCTGATGGATTATTTAACCCTGGTTCGACAAGTAAAAACACTACGGATTTTTTCAAAAATGTTGTAATTGAAAATTTCAAATTTATTACACAGGGGGAGAAAAACTTTTTTACGGATGCTCTTAATATTCTTAAAAATAAAAAAGGAGTAATTGCTATTGATATGATTGCATCGGCGTCAGCTCCTGCATCTCAAAGTTATAATGTTGATTTATCTAAAAGACGATATGATTCGGTTATTACTTTTTTAAGAACGTTTTCGGTTGGAAATGAAACATTGGCAAAATATATTGACGATAAAACATTTATTATTAACCCTCCAACTGCTGCGGGAGAAACTATATCAATACCAATAAGTCCGTTAGGGTTAGGTTCTCAAGTTAATTGTACCGAGGATATAAAGGCACAAATTAACCCTAGTAAAGACACAAATAAACAAGCGCAAGTTTATTCGGTAAATGCTATGGCTTGTAGACGTGTTAAAATTCGGAATATTAAAGTGACGCCGGTACCAACACCGACACCTATACCGGAACCACCGGTGGTTGTTCCTCCATCAACAGGTTCAACAACACCACCACCAAAACCCGTAATTACAATACAACAAAAAATTAAAGAAGGTATTACCAAAAAAATTATTAGACAGATGTTATCTGAATGTAATTATTTTGAGGCAATTAAAGAGAGTTCACCAATGGTTTACGACTCAATTCAGGATAAGATTAAATATTTTAATCCTGCGTTTCACTCTATGACACCTGAAGGATTAAACTCTCGTTTAACTTTTTTAAATCAGTGTGTTAGACCGGGTGAAACAATACCTGTTATTGGTACAGATGGTAACCCAAAATATAATGATGCTGCAAACACGGCTTTTGGGGCACCACCTGTATTAGTATTAAGAATTGGAGATTTTTATAATACTAAAATAATTCCAAATAGTCTTAGTTTTAGTTATGAACCATTACTTCTTGATATGAATCCTGAAGGTATTGGAGTTCAACCAATGCTAGCTAAAGTAACTTTAGGTTTTGATATGATTGGTGGTATGGGATTAGCAAAACCCGTTGAAGAATTACAAAATGCGTTATCATTCAATTATTATGCTAATACTGAGATATATGATGAAAGAGCGACTTGGACTGAGGATACAAGTGCATTAGACGCTCAAACAGTACAAGCAATTGTTGGAGCCCAACCTACGGTTAGTTCAAATAATGTTGATAATCAACAAACCAATGACGCGGGAACAACTATTGGTGATATTATGACTACAGTACCAAGTGGTGACGGTGATATTGGTGATATTAATTATAAATCAATAATGGATAAATTATTGGATGTTACTAAAGAATATTATACAAATATTGTTAATCAGGCGGAAAGTACTACAAAATCGTATAATGACGGTATTTGGCAATTAATGTGTAAATCAAGACAATATATTAATGGTGAATTTACATTACCGGTCCAACCTTTAAAAGTTCCTATTTTTGGTAAATCGACGTTCCAATCAAGTATCGATGAATTATTCACAACAGTAAATGCGGATATTGATAGTGGAACAAATGTTTTAATTGTTGGATTAAAGGCGTTACAATATAATGATGAAACAGTTATTAAAAGAGTTAAAGATAACTTAAAAAAATATATTAATGATTATAAAGCAGAATTTAGTAATGGTGTTGCACAAATTGTTAATAATATAACACAACAAGAACAAACAATGGTTCAGGTGTTTAGAAAAGTTAATTTAGTTACAACATTAACTGATGGTTTAATAATTAATAATTTAGGTCCTAAAATATATAGTATTTCGGGAACATCAGAAGTTGATAAAGGGAGCGATGGGCCACCTGCAGATACGTTTGAGGAATTATGGAGAGATTTTGAAATTGTTGGTCAAAAAGTAGATTCCTATAACAAGTTTATAAGTAACCCTACTCAAGGGGTAATTCCTAGTCTGACATATGATAAACCTGGTAGTTTTACTCCAAGTTCGCCATCTTTTGAGGGTGATAGTTATGTTGATAATAGTTTCTTTATGGTTATGGCACAAATTTTTAATAATAAAAATAAACTCCAAAGTTTTAAAACTACAATAATATCCGGTGACTTATCTAAAATAACATCACCAAGTAGTTTGACAAAACAATTTGATAAAATATGTGATTCATTTAAAGATAGAGTAGTTAAAGAATTGGGTGCGGAAACTAAGAGATATGTTAATATTAAGAAAAACGCGGAGTATGTGACATATCTTAAAACGACTGCTTACAATAAAGGAAAATCACGTAAATTTACATATACGACAACACCTAATCCAACAACTGTTGCTAAACAAAGTACTGATTTACAATTATTGTATAAAGGTAATAATAATGGTGATAAAGATATTTGGACGGATAAAACACAATTTAATTAAAAATGGCGGGAAGACAAAATTACAATAGATATAACGAATTTTTATTGAATGGAACTCAAACTATTGTTCCTCACATTTCATTGCCGAGTAAATCTACAGATAAAAGATATATTTACAAACTTGGTCAATCTAGAATGGATAAGATATCTCAACAATATTATAGTACACCAACATTTGGATGGTTAATAATGGCAGCAAATAGTGTGTATGGTTGTGATGAGTGGTCTATTCCTGATGGTGCTATCTTGACAATTCCATTTCCTTTAGTAGCTTCTCTACAAGATTATAACAATGAATTAGATAATCACTTCTTTTATTATGGTAGATAAGTCAGAAAATATATTAGTCGAATTCGACTACAACAACATAACAATAATAGACCCAAATAAAGTTGTTGATGAAAATAAAAAAGTAAAAGAACGATACGTTAATCAAGAAGATTTGGTGATGTATGCGAACTTAGAATGCAATATATTACCAAGAACTAAGTTGGCGATTGGGACTGCAAATAATGATGCAATTAGAACTGTATCAATTGCTAAAATTAATTTTTTAAATCCTGGAAATAAAGGTAAATTAGATAACTCTTATACTGATGAACTAACAGGTAAAGGAACTCTTCAAGGTAAAGGTGTTAATCAAAACAAATTGAACTCTGTTCAAAACCCAAATAATAGTGATGATTATTATATCACACAAACAATGATGTCTGATGGAAAACCGGGGTCTGTTGATAATGGATTATTAGGTATTACTTCAATTCAAATTAGACAAGGTTTAGATTTTTTACCAACAATATCGATGAGATTAGTTGATATTAAAGGTAGGGCGTTATTTGAGGCGGGTGATAATTCACCTTACGCGGCTTTCTTTAATTTACCATATCCTTTATTTCATTTAACTATTAAAGGTTATTATGGTAAAGCGGTTAGATTGGGGTTAATGTTACAAAACTTTACAACAACTTACAATGCTGCTGACGGTAATTTCCAAGTGGATTTAACTTTTTATACTTACAAATATACAGTATTAACTGAAGTTACTATGGGTGCTTTAATGGCGACTCCACATATGTACCAATCAAGATTAAAAATTCAATCATCTAAAGGTGGTCCAAGTAAAACATCAAAAGTTGAGGACTTAATTGTTGAAAGAGGATATCAAAAAATTAGAGAGTTATACAGTGAATATAAATCAAAAGGAATGATACCTGATGATTTTCCTGAAATTACTTTAATCCAAATGAAAGAAAGAATTGAGAACTTTATTAAAAATATTCTTGATTCATTTACTAAACAAAATTTAGACCCATTAACTGATTTAGATACTTACGGTAGTCAATTACAAGATTACCAAGGTAATGTTTTCTATTATTCTCCACAATCTTGGTTTAACAAGTATATGGATACGGAGAATTTCTTTATGTTAAATAAGTCTGGAGTTAAAGTGTATACGTTTAAAAAAGAGATAAATACTTCTCAAAAAAAGAGTGACGCAATTTCAGAACTTAAAAAATTAATTAACGAAAATAACACTTTATTGGGTAAAAATAAAACTTGCGGGACAAACGGTAAGTATTCAATTAGTGGTAAAGAAACCCCTTGTACTATATCTAATAGTATTAAGTATGAAATTTTTCCAAAACAGGTTCAAGTAAATGATATTGATTTTACTGAAACCTATAAAGCTCAAAAAAAATCAAGCCAACCAACTGATTTGGATATCAGTAATTTCAAAGCGGATTTGGTGAAAAGTAATACATTTAATAGTTTAGAAATAAACAATACTGATGGGCAAAATCAAGTTAAATATAACTATTTTGTGTTTGAAGGTCCTGGTAGTTTTATCGATTTAATTGATAAAATCAATAAAGATTTAAAGACAAAAAGAGAAGAAATTCAAGAAAAATTAACAATAGCCTTATCAGAATTATTACAGAGTAAAGATAACGGTATTGGATTTGTACCAACAATTAGAAACGTATTGGCTGTTGTGTTTGCGAATGGTGAGGCGTTTTTACGTTTAATGGATGATGTCCATACTAAAGCTTGGGCTCAAAGAGATAATAAAATTAGAAAAAACGTTGTTTTTAATAAACAAGTTGCCGGAGCAAGTGCTGATAATAAAAATTCAGGGGATGATGTTAATCAACCAATATATCCTTGGCCTCAAGTTATCAAAGAAACAACAGGTGAAAATGGTCAAGAAAAATATGAATTAAGATATCCGGGTGATAATGATATTATTGGAGAAACTAAAGGATTTTTAAGTGATGTTTGGCCTGAAATAGAATTTGTTGAAGAATTCTTAAGGGCTCTTGTTGAAAAAGAAAAACCACCATCACCATTCACACCTAGTTCAAATAGTTTAACAGAACCTAATAGGGTTTCGTTAAACGCTATTGAATTTCCTATAGGTAATGAGGTGTTCAACAACAAACAGGATGTTAAATTTTTCTATGAAATATATGAACGAGTTTTATTTACATCACACTACTCAAGATTAAGTAGAGCGTCCTCGAATGTGGGGGATACAAATAATATTACAAACGTTATTGCGGAAGCGGAAACAACTAATATTAAAACAAGTTTAGGTACAGATAACCCTTTTTTAATTAAAAAATTAAAAGAGTATGGTTTTACTGGAGATAACTTTGAACGTGTTTTAAGACAAATATCAAATGAGGGTATTGGTGAAAGTTGGCAAAATTATATCAGAGGTATTTTTAATACAACTTATATTAAAAATACGGTCGATAATTCCGGATTTGAATTTATTAGTTCGGATATTTTAACAGAAAGTTCATCTCAACCTTTGGTTTCGTTAAATAATGAGAATTTAGTTGTTCAATACATTACCAATTCAACAACATCTAACAATGTTGATTTAGAAGACATCTATCCTTTTACAGACACTAAGTGGATAAATGGAGGGTTAGCTGATGGAGGTAGTTCAAATTATAACTCTGCTTTCAATACAACTAAGGGATTAACGTACAATACAAAAAATAAAGTTATTTCAAATTTTACTGACGCTAAATCAGTTGATGTGAATAGACCAATAACTAATTTTGTCTATAAAACAATTAATGCTCCGGTTGTTAATAAATTGGAATTAAGTAATTTTTATAGTACAAGAACATATGACGCTCAACTACCAACAGAAGGAGATATTATATATCATAATTATAGTGGTGGGGTGAGTACTTATCAAACAACATCAATGTTTAATACCCCTTATTTTATTAATTCAATTCAAGAGGGTGTTAATAAATTTAAAAATAAAGAATTATACCCGTATGTGTCTTCGGCATATTTGTTTTTAAATAGTTTACCATTAACTACTTTACGTGAGAAATCAAAAACATATGAAGGTAGTTCTCAAAAAGATTTAGATTACCTTTTTGCAACGTTAAAGAAATTTGGTGCGGTTCACAAAATGCCTTATGCTTGGATATTGAAGATGGGTTCTATTTGGAATAGATATAAAACATTTACTAATAGTGGTGTTGATATTTTAGATAATTGTTGGAAAAATTTTGATGCAAATATCAATTATGACCCGGTTAATTCAGACCCTACTAAAATATATACGTTTACAATACCGGGACAAACAGGGTCAACTAGTGTTGTTTTACAAAATACTGTGGACACAAGTTTCCCATTATTTTTCTCAAATGTATCTGCGGACACAACTACAATTAACACCGGATTTTATCCAAAATTAATAAATGACTTCAACGTATTTTATCAAGGGTTTGAGGTTTATTCAGGGTATACTAATGCGGACATACAAAATGGGTTTAATAAAGGAGTAACATTAAATAATGTTGTTGATAGTGTTATTAATGGTTCAAATGGTGTTGCTACAGGTTCCACTAGATTCATTAAAGTCATTCCTTGGTCGGTATCGGTTAAAACACCGGATAAAATATCGTCATATATAATGCCTTCACAAGGTTCATTATTCAATCAAACATTTAATGAGTGTTTTACCCCTAATGGTACTCTTCAAATTGAAGTTACCGGTAACACATCTATGTATAATGGTTCTGTTAGATTATTTTGGTCAGCACCAAACTACGGATATTTTGATAATACAAAATTAGTGAAACCAACACCAAGTCAATATTTAAAACAAATATTTACGGGTCAAAGTTCTCAACAAAATTATTCATTCAATGGGGTAACTAATGACTACACAAATATTAGTGAAATGTTTTCGGTTTTTGAAAAAAATGTGTTGGATAAATTTGAGACAGAGTTTTTAAAATTTTCTAAATCAATTTATACTTTTGATGAGAATGAATCTGAAGTTGATACTGATACTGAAAAATCATTTGGTAATTTCCAAAAATTAATGACAAGTATGATGGTAGTACCAACCGTAAATGGTTTAAGTAGTGATGGTACCGTTACGGATATCCAAACAAGACAATTAACTAATTTATCAAACCTTATTACAAATTTTTTAAATTATGACGTTGTGTTTAAATATGGAAATCCGGGTGGGTTTGATAAAAGATTATTTTATACTTTTTCGAAACACCCTATTACGTCACCAATTACTTGGGATTATTATACATCTAATACTGCAAATGGTCTACCAAGTCAAACAACCTTGGCTTTATCACAGACAACATATCCTGATGCTTGGAATGCTTTGAAAACTTATGTTGGGTTTTCAGATATACCTGAATTAGTTTATAAAGATAGTGGTTCTTATATCACAGATTTTTTCATTGATTGTAATGTTGCGTTTACTGTTGAAAGTATTACGAACTTATATCCAATTATTAAGATTTATGCAACACAAAAATTAAAAGACCCTACATTGAACTATGATAAATTTATCACATTAGTTAATGATTACTTAACAAGTATTGATTCTTTTAATACCAAGATTTTGAATAATTTGATGATTAAGATTCAAAAAGAATTACCAAATGTTAATGATACTCCTCAACAAAAAACTCAAAGTGTTTTAGATAGTACTCAAACTAAAGTTGAGTTATGGGAGTCATTCAAAGCGACAAATGATAAATGGATTGCGGGTAATGATTTCAAAACAAAAACGTTATTTGAAGATATATTATTATTGGATAGAGCAAGTCGTGATGTTGGAGACAAAATATTAGTTGATGTTATCAAATTAAAAGATAGGTTAACCGATATTAATGTTAAAACAAATATGTTAACATATATTCAAACAATATTAGTTGAGAATAACTTTGTTGTTATGAATATTCCATCATATATTAACTTTTATAATGTACAAGATGCGGTTAAAAACGCAAAACCAACCCCTGAAGGAACGTTAGAATTTGCTAATACAATGTTTGGTACTTTTTTAAATGTTGATTATAGAAATTCATCGGCAAAAATGGTTTGTTTTTATGGTGGAAAACCAAGTGAACAATTAGATTTAAAAAATAATGTTGATTATCGTTTTAGAAATGACGCATTTGATTTAAGACGTGCGAGCGACAACCCATTATTAGAAAATCAAATTGGTAAAAAAGATTGGGATAAATCAAACAAAGTTGTTGGGTTTAATGTTGATATGGGTCCTCAAAATCAATCAATTTTTCAAGGATTCAATGTTTCTCAGAACCCTGGTAAATCAACTGCGGAATCATTAGAAGTTATTAATCAAATGGCTAATCAATCGGGTAATAGAGGTGGTTCTACTCAAAGTACTTCATTATATAATGTGTATAAAAATAGAAGTTATTCTTGTACTATTACTATGATGGGTAACGCGATAATCCAACCAACAATGTATTTTAATTTAAGAAATGTCCCAATGTTTAGTGGACCATATATGATAACAAGTGTTAATCATACAATTACTCCGGGTAATTTTGAAACAGTTATTGAAGGTATTAGACAACCTACGGCATCATTACCTAAGGTTGAAAATTATATACAATCTCTTAAAACAACATTGTTAAAGACAATTACTGATAAACTCTCACAAGAAAAGGCTGATAAGGCAAAAGCGTCGTCAACAGGAACTACTAGTAATTCAAACATTAAAAAACAGAAAGAGGAAAAGGTTAAAGAATTAACAAAGAATGGTGGTACCAAAAGTGATAATACTCAAACGTGTAAACCAATTAGTGATTATGATAAATATACTCTTGACAAACCTTCGGCAACTACCGTTAATTATAATGATGTTATTTCGTTAATAACTACAAATACTGATAATAGAATTAGATATGCAGTTTTTGCTAAAATGTACTTGAGTTCGGCAAATGGGTCTCAGTTAAAAACAGTGGCACATAATTATAGTGGGGTTGATTTAACTTCAAAGTGGGGTGCTACGGGGGATAAATATTTTATGACTAAATATTACTGTGACTCAAGTAATTCTACTGATGGTAAAGTTCAGACAGCGTACGCCTTCTTTAATAGTGTGGGAGACCATATTAATTTTTTAATGGAAAGATATCAAAATAGAGCTAGTATGATTAAAAGTATTAATGCTAAAGATATTGCTAAATTTTTAATATTATATTCGGATAATAGTATTCCTAAAAATGAAGATGAATATACCACAATGAATCCTACTGATATATCAAATATTGAAAGTAGAGTTCAAGAGGCTATTAATATTTTTAATCCTGTAACAGGTAATGTTTCGGGAACACAACCAGCCGCAGATGTTCCGGCACCAACACCATTTATTTCAAAATATAAATATACAATTTCAAATTCACCAATTATTGAATCATTAAAAGTGACTATAGACCCTGCTCAAGGTGCTTGGCAAATATTTGTTGCAAGATGGGATTATACTATAACAGCGTCTTGTGCGGGAGGTACTGGAACTAATCAAGACTTAAATGCTGGTGATATATCAACAAATGGTCAAGAATATTTTGTTGATACTGAATCATTATTGAGAGATTTTGACTGTGACAAGAAAGATTATAAAGGAGAATATAAATTAACATTAGAGTTAATTGCTAATCCGATAACACCGGGAGGTGAACGTGACTCTACAAGACAACAAGCTGTAAAAACATTCTCATATAACTTTAAACTTTAATTTTTTCTTAACTAACAGATATTTATATATAAAAAAGATTATGGATACAAAATCATTATTAGAGAATTACTTAGGTAAAAAAACCCGTACTACTGAGAAAGATATGGGTAACGGTTCAAAACAAGTTTGTGATTTGGATTCAGGAGATTGTTATACAATTAGAATGAAAGATGGTCTAATCGAAAGAGTTGACAATACAATGAGCCAAAATAGAAAAATACAAGTTGAAACCACAACAGGTGTAAAACAATTATTAAACGGATAAGATGAGAAAAATAGATAATAGAATTTTAGAAGAAATTGCTAGATATAATTCAATTAACAATTATATTGTAGAACAAGACGCTACATTACCTCCACCTCCGGGTGAAGACCCAAACGCCTTACCACCAGAGGGTGGAGCTCCGGCTCCGGCACCGGTTGACCCAAATGTTGCATCACCTGCTCCGGCAGCACCTGCAGGACCACAACCTGTGGATTTGGCAAATGACCCTGATGTTGAAAAATTAGGTGACGAAGGTAAAGTTGGTGGTACTGAAGAAATGGATATTACGGATTTGGTAAATTCTCAGAAAAAAGTTGAGGAGAAACAAGAAGAATATTTTGAAAACTTATTCAAGCATTTAGATGGTTTAGAAAGTAAACTTGGTGAGATGGATGGTATTATGTCTAAATTAAATGATTTAGAATCAAAAATTGAAAAATACAGAGAAAAAACTCCTCAAGAAAAATTAGAATTAAGAACATTAGATTCAGGGCCATTCAATCAAAAATTAAGTCAGTTCTTTGATGATAAAGAAGAGGATATGGAAAAATCAGGAAAAAATGAATATATTTTAACTCAGAATGATGTTGAAGATTATTCTCCTAATGAAATACAAAAAACATTCAGAAATTTTGGTGACGAAACACAACCATCATCATTTCAACAACTAAGATAGATATGACGGTCTTAGGACCGTCTTTTTTTTTTTACAAAACAATTTGACAAACACACGGCTGACACTTATACTTTTATAAACCTTTAAATATTTTAAACACTATGGCGACAAATTCATTAGACGCAGTTTTGGCTCAATACGAGAAAGCAAAACAAGGTAGTACTTCTTCTACCTCAAAATTTACACAAGAAGAAAGAATGAAAAAATACTTCGCGGCAATCCTTCAAGATAAGGAAACTCAAGGCCAAAGAAGATTAAGAATCTTACCAACCACAGATGGTTCTTCACCATTTAAAGAAGTTTGGTACCACGAGATTCAAGTTGACGGAAAATTCCAAAAATTTTATGACCCGGGAAAAAACGACAATGAACGTTCACCTTTAACCGAAGTATACGAAGAACTTCGTTCAACAGGGAAAGAGGAAGATAAAAAATTGGCGTCAAATTACTTGGCACGTAAATTTTACATCGTTAAAGTTATTGACAGAGATAACGAAGAAGACGGTGTTAAATTTTGGAGATTCAAATCTAACTACAAAAATGAAGGTATCTATGACAAAATCATTCCTATCTACAGAAACAAAGGAGACATTGCTGACCCTGAAAAAGGTAGAGACCTTATCCTTGAATTAACTAAAGCTAAAACTCCAAAAGGAGCTTACTATACAGTAATTCAAACAGTTATGTATGATGATGCGGGGCCTATTCACGAGAATAAAGGAACTGCGGAATCTTGGATTAACGATGAGTTAACTTGGGAAGATGTTTATTCTAAAAAACCTGTTGAATATTTAGAAGCTATTGCAAGAGGAGAAACTCCAAAATGGAACTCAGATAAAGGTGGTTACGATTATGGTAACTCTGATTCTGATGAGATGTCATTTGGTGGTTCTAAACCATCGGCTCCGGTTGACCCACAAGCGGATGCTGAAGGTGATGATGATATGCCATTCTAATCAAACAAAACTTAGACATATAACTTGGGCACTGAGATTACTTGGTGTCCAACTTGTCTAAACAAACTAAAAAATTAAATTAATTAGACATATGGCGATTAAAAAACACGATTTTAAGTCCATTAAGGACAAATTTTCAACATCAGCAAAATATAAACCACAAAGTTTTTTTGACTTAGGTCCTGACTTTTTAGACGCTGTTGGATTACCTGGTCCGGCTATAGGACACTTAAATATGTTCTTGGGTCATTCAGACACAGGAAAAACAACGGCTTTGGTAAAAACCGCCGTTAATGCTCAGAAAAAAGGTATTTTACCGGTATTCATAATTACTGAACAGAAATGGTCATTTGAACACGCTAAGTTAATGGGGTTTGAATGTGAAGAAGTAGTTGATGAAGAAACTGGAGAATTAGATTGGGATGGATTTTATATATTCAATAACAATTTTAATTATATTGAAGAAATTACTGATTATATTAATTCATTATTAGATGCTCAAGAAAAAGGTGAATTAGATTATAGTTTATGTATTATGTGGGATTCTGTTGGTTCTGTCCCTTGTAAAATGACATTTGAGGGTAAAGGTGGTAAGATGCACAACGCGTCGGCATTATCGGATAAAATAGGTATGGGTATTAATCAAAGAATATCGGGGTCTCGTAAAGCAGATTCAAAATATGAAAATACTTTGATTATTGTAAACCAACCTTGGGTTGAGTTGCCTGATAATCCATTTGGACAACCTAAAATTATGGCGAAGGGTGGTAATGCTATTTGGTTAAATTCATCTTTAGTGTTTTTATTTGGGAATCAAAAAGGTGCTGGAACAAACAAAATAACTGCGACCAAAGACAAGAGAAGTATTAAATTTGCTGTTAGGAGTAAAGTTTCGGTATTAAAAAACCATATTAACGGATTGGGTTATGAAGATGGACGTATTATTGTAACTCCACACGGATTTTTAGCGGGTAAAGATGCTACTGAAGAAAAATCAAATATTGAAAAATATAAAAAAGAATATGCCGATTATTGGAAAACTATTATTGGTACTGATGGTGATTTTGATTTAAAAGAAGAAAAAGAAGATAATTAAAAATGGAAACTAAGGTTTGTTCTAAATGTGGGGTAACACAAAATGTTTCGGAATTTCGTAAAGACATAACTAAAAAAGATGGTTTAAGACCTGATTGTAAATTATGTGTAAAAAGTTATGAAATGTCTAGTAGAACTGATAACCCTACAATGATGTAAGAAAAACTTAAAAATTTTTATAAAGACAATCCGGAAAAAAGAAAAGAATACCGGAAAAATTATAATTCAAGGAAACAAGAACAAAGAAAAGAAAGGAGAGTAAATGACCCTGTTTTTAATTTAACAAACAGAATGAGATGTAGGATATGGAAATATTTGAATATTCTTAAAATTTCTAAAAAAAATAAAACCTTTGATATTGTAGGATGTTCTCCCGAATTTTTAAAACAACATTTAGAAAAACAATTTACAAAAGGTATGAGTTGGGAATTATTGGGACAACATATCCATATTGACCACATCATTCCATTATCATCGGCAAAAACAGAAGACGAACTTTATAAGTTATGTCATTATGAAAATCTCCAACCCTTGTGGGCTGAAGATAATTTGAAAAAGAGTAACAAAATTTTACAGTAACGAATACAAACAAAAACAAGTGACTAAAACACTTTTGGTTGACGGAAACAATTTAATAAAGATTGGATTCCACGGGGTTAAAGATTATTATCACAATGGAAAACACATAGGTGCCTTATGGCACTTTGTTAATACCATTAGACGTTTCATAGACGAACAAAACTTTGATAAGGTTGTTGTTATGTGGGACGGTGATGATAACTCTTCGGCTCGAAAACTTATTTATCCCCAATACAAAGAACAACGTAGAGACAGAGACAACGAGTATAAGTTAGATTCTTTCACTGAGCAGAAAGAAAGAATCAAACAATACTTGGAGGATTGTTATATAAGACAAATCAACGTAGATAATAATGAAGCGGATGATTTGATAGCTTACTATTGCCAAATCTCTGAAAACGAACAAAAAACCATCTATTCGGGGGATAAAGACCTAACTCAACTTATATCAGATAAGGTATCGGTGTATTATCCAAGAACTAAAGAAACTTATCAGTTAGGTAGTAAAATCAAGTGTGATTTTTACGAATTTCCACACGAAAACATTAGAACTTATAAAATATTATCGGGGGATAAATCTGACAATATTGATGGGATATATGGGTTGGGTGAAAAAACTCTTATTAAGTTTTTTCCTGAGTTACTTGAAAAACCGGTTTCAATTACCGATATTTTAGAAAAGGCGGAAATCCTTCTGAAGGAGAATAAGGATAATAAAACATTACAAAATTTGTTATCCGGTAAAACTAAAAGTGGTGTTTATGGGGACGAATATTTTGTAATAAATGAAAAAATTATAAATTTATCAAATCCTCTGATTAGTGATGATGCTAAAGAACTTGTTGAATTGTATTATAAAGAAACTTTAGACCCTGATGGAAGGGGTCATAGAGGCCTTATTAAAATGATGATGGAAGACGGGTTTTTTAAGTATCTACCAAAAGGGGATGATGCTTGGGTTAATTTTGTTAGACCCTTTTTAAAACTAACAAGAAAAGAAAAAAGAAATTTTAAAAACAATTAATTAAAACTATGAAAGACCAAGATTCGGTAAAACTAGAATTCTTAATGATGGTAAATGATAACATCATTGTACAGAGATTTTTTAACGTGAGAGAGTTTAATAGTGAGGCGAAAAACTCATTAGAACTTTATGAATTACTTCGTGAATTTAAAGAAGATATTCACACACAATTATCATTAAAAACCGTAACGTATATGACGGACAATATGTACGAAATTATTAATAATCCAACTATTTTGGACACGTCTTATACGGATGGTCCTGAGTACTTTAACATCTTTATCAAACAAAATGATATGACAATTTGTCATAGACAGGTAGATGCTAAAGTATACCCTCCAAAGATAAGATATACTGTGGATGTACGCCCACACCTAAAAAACTTATTGATGGAGTTGACTGACATCTTTTCATCTAAAAATTTAACAAAAAAATATATAGATGTTACCCTAAGTGTGTAGTATTTATTATTACACTAAAAGAAAAAATATATGGCGTCAAACAAAAATTTCGAGTATCTAGGTAGTACATTTCAGATACAATTATTAAACCAAATCATAATCGACAAAGACTTTTCAAGGTCTATTATAGATGTGATTGAAACAAGTTATTTTGAGAATAAATACTTCAAACTAATCATTCAAATGATTAAAGAGTATTACACAAAATACGAACACACACCAACCTTTGACACCTTAGAACAAATTACAAAATCTGAGATACAACAACCCTTAGCGGCAAAAATCATTATTGATACCCTTACAAAAGTTAAGGAGTCTACGCTTGAAGGTGCTGAATTTGTACAGGAAAAATCAATGAAGTTCTGTAAACAACAGGAGTTACAGAAAGTAATGGTTAAAGCTCAAAAAATCATCGACACTGGTGAATTTGAGAGTTATGACACATTAGAGGAGATGGTTAGTAAGGCATTACAAGTTGGAGAACACGATAAGGGAACTGAAAGTGTTTTTAGTAATTTAGATGATGTTCTAAACGAGGATTATCGTCATCCGATACCAATGGGTATTCCGGGAATAGATAGACTCTTAAAAGGTGGTCTTGCTAAAGGAGAAATCGGTGTAGTGTTAGCTCCAACAGGTGTAGGTAAATCAACATTACTTACAAAAATTGCGAATCACGCATTTAATTTGGGGTATAATGTTTTACAAATATTCTTTGAGGATAACCCGAAGATTATCCAACGTAAACACATTACATTATGGACAAAAATCCATCCGGATGAATTGTCGTTAAAAAAGGATGAAGTAATGATTAAAGTTCAAGAGATTAAGGAAAAAATGCCTAATGAATTGATACTTAAAAAACTTCCATCTGACACCGTAACAATGATGCAAATTAAGAATCAAATTAGAAAAATGATTTCAGAAGGAAACAAAATTGATATGGTATTATTGGACTACATTGATTGTGTAGTTCCTGATAAAAACTTGGGGGATGAATGGAAATCTGAAGGGTCTGTGATGAGAGGTTTTGAATCTATGTGTCACGAACTTGACTTGGTAGGGTGGACAGCAACTCAGGGTAATAGAAGTTCAATATCATCAGATGTTGTAACAACCGACCAAATGGGGGGTTCTATTAAGAAAGCTCAAGTAGGTCACGTAATTATTTCCGTGGCGAAATCTCTACAACAAAAAGAAATGAAATTAGCAACGATAGCGATAACTAAATCACGTATTGGTGATGATGGTGTTGTATTCGAGAATTGTAAATTTGATAACGGTATGTTGGAGATTGATACTGAAAGTTCAGTAACATTCTTAGGTTTAGAAGAACAAACCGAAGAAAGAAATAGACAGAGAATTAAGGACTTGCTAGACAAGAGAAAAGAAAAAAACCAACAACAAATTAATTAATATGAAAGAAAGAATATTAGAACCAAACAATGACAGATTCGTTATCTTCCCTATCGAACATAACGACATATGGGAATTTTATAAACAACATCAAGCGGCTTTTTGGACGGCAGAAGAAGTAGATTTATCTAATGATATTAGAGATTGGGAAAACTTGTCTGATAATGAAAGATTTTTCCTTAAAAACATATTGGCGTTCTTTGCAGCGTCTGATGGTATTGTGAATGAAAACTTGGCAGAGAATTTCTTAAAAGAAGTTCAATATGCTGAAGCGAAGTTCTTCTACGGATTTCAAATTATGATGGAAAACATTCACTCGTTAATGTATTCATTATTGATTGACACTTATGTTTCTGATGAAACAGAGAAAGACGAATGTTTCCACGCGATTGATAGATTACCAGCAGTTCAAAAGAAAGCTAAATGGGCTCTTGATTGGATTGAAAATGCTTCCTTCCAAGAAAGATTAGTTGCGTTCGCAGCGGTTGAAGGCATCTTCTTCTCAGGGTCATTCTGTTCTATCTTTTGGATGAAATCAAGAGGAATTATGCAAGGATTGTGTAACGCTAATTCATTAATCTTCAAAGATGAGAACTTACATTGTGATTTTGCTATTCATCTGATTAACAATCACGTTGAGAACAAACCAACAGAAAAAAGAATTAAAGAAATCTTACTATCTGCTTTAGAGATTGAAAAAGAATTTATCACGGAATCATTACCAGTATCTTTAATTGGTATGAATTCAAACTTGATGAAACAATATCTTGAATTCGTAACAGACGGGTTATTAGTTAAATTTGGTTGTAAAAAACAATTTAACGTAGAACAACCATTTAAGTTTATGGAACAAATTGCTGTTGAAACAAAGGGTAACTTCTTTGAATCAAGAACTATGGAGTACCAAAAAGCTAAATTGGGTGAGTCATTAACATTTACAGACGATTTTTAATATGATGTCATTAAAGATAAGAAAAAGAGGGGGGGATGAAGTTTCGTTCAACCCCCAAAAAATTTATAATAGAGTTAAACGAGCGGCAAGAGGATTAAACGTAAATGCTGATGAGGTATTCATTAAGGTGATTACTTCAGTTCCAACAGAGGGTGTTATTACAACCAAAGAGTTGGATAAGTTAGTTTATGAGATTGCTGCGGCATATACCGGAAGTCATCACGACTACTCAAGATTAGCATCATCTGTTGCTATTTCTGCGTATCATAAAGAAACTGATGAAAGTTTCTGTAACACAATGCACACATTACACGTTGACGGTATTATTAACGATAAGTTAATGGAAACTATCGAACAATATGGTCCTGAAAATATTGATTCTGTAATTAATCACGAGAATGATTACAATTTTGATTATTTTGCGTGGAAATCATTACAAGAAATGTATTTGTTAAAAAATCCTGAAGGTAGAGTAATTGAAAGACCTCAACATATGTATATGAGAGTGGCTTTATGGGTTACTAAATCATTTGAACAAGCGGTTGAGTATTATCAATCATTATCAAATCAAGTTATATCTCCTGCCACACCAATTATGATTAATGCGGGGACTAAAACCCCTCAACTAGCGTCTTGTGTGTTGAAATACAATCACGGGGATTCAAGAGAAGGGTTATTACAAACATTCAACGACATTTCAACGTATTCGTCAGATGCTGCAGGTATTGGATTATGTATGTCAAGTATTCGTAGTAAAGAGAGTCGTATTAACTCATCAGGTGGATTTGCCGGTGGTTTATTAAAATACTTAAAGATTGTTAATGAAGGATTAAGATTCTTTAATCAACAAGGTAGAAGACCCGGTAGTGCAGCAATCTACATTGAACCTTGGCATAAAGATATTATTGATTTACTTGAAATCAAAAAGAATACGGGGGCTGAAGAATTGAGAGCAAAAGATTTATTTACTTCAATTTGGTTACCGGACAACTTTATGAATGCGGTTAAGAACAATAGTGATTGGTATTTGTTCTGTCCTAACGATATTATCAAAGCGGGTATCAAACCATTACAAGAAGCTTATGGTGATGAGTACGAATCAAACTACAACAAAGCGGTTGAACTTGGTCTTGGTAAAAAAGTAAAGGCACAGACAATTTGGAATAAAATTATTGAATCTCAGGTTGAAACAGGAGTTCCTTACTTATGTTCTAAAGATAGTGCTAATAGAAAGACAAACCATCAAAACATTGGGGTGATTAAACAATCTAACTTATGTAATGAGATTTACCAATATACTGATGAGAACACCACAGCAATCTGTACATTATCATCTATGGTATTGAAGAACTTTATTGTTAAAGGAGAGTTTGATTTCAAGTTACTTTACAGTGAAGTTAGAAAGGTTGTTAGAGCACTTAACAAAGTTGTTGACATTAATAGTTATTCAACTGAACAAGGTAGAAAAGGTGGGTTAGAACAAAGAGCGATTGCTATTGGAACTCAAGGTCTTGCTGACGTGTTTTTCTTAATGGATTACATATTCACATCTGAAGAGGCAAAACAATTAAACAAAGAAATATTTGAAACAATCTACTTTGCGGCAATCACTGAGAGTATGGAGTTATGTAAATCAGGTGAATATAAACCATACGAATTCTTTAAAGGTTCACCAATGTCAAAAGGTATATTCCAATTTGATATGTGGGGATTAGATTACGAAGGATTAGGTAGAATGTGGGATTGGGACTCACTTAAGTTAGAAGTGTCCAATCACGGGGTTTGTAATTCGTTATTCACGGCTCAGATGCCAGTTGCGTCTTCAGCTAAAATTACAGGTTCATTTGAAATGACAGAACCGGCTCACTCGGCATTATTTAATCGTCGTGTAGTTGGGGGAGAAATTTTAATTGTTAACAAATACTTAATTAGTGATTTTGAGAAAATTGGTATTTGGTCTGAAGATTTGAAAAACGAAATCATTATGAATGAAGGGTCAATTCAAAATATTAACTTTAATAATTATCTTGACCAAGAAGATAAAAATTACAACAAGAAAGTTAAAAGAATTGAACATTTAATTCCAAAATACAAAACAATTTGGGAAATATCTCAAAGAGAACTTATTGATATGGCGGCAGACAGAGCACCATTCATTGACCA